AGGTGCGGACGGGGGTCGACGACTTTCTCGTGGTCCCGCTGTCGGGGCTCCTCTCCTCCGACGGGGTCTTCGGGCTCGACGACTACGGCGGGATCGAGGGCCTCGTCCGAGAGCTGGAGAAGAGGCTCATCCGAACCTCGAGGACCCTGGACAAGTTCGCAGACCCGAACATCGTCCTACCAATTGAGAATTTCTCGGTAAACCCCGGTACCGGCGAGCGATACTTCGTGAACCCGTGGACGGGGAACCCGATTTTTGAAGATATCGAGATCGGCGGCGGTCGGTACATCGTCTCGGAAGTTGGCGAGACGGGGACGAGGCCATTGCCCCAGTACCTGACATGGGATGCCTCTCTCCAGAACAATTTCAGCCAGATCGAGGAGATCAAGGCCGAGCTTATGGCGATCGGCGAGATCTCGCCGGCCCTCCTCGGCGACGTGAAGAGCGGGCTCGCCGAGAGTGGCTCGGCCCTCAAGAGGCTCGCCATCCCGACTCTTGCGAAGGTGGCGAGGCTGAGGGCGCGTGTAAAGCGGCCCCTCCTGGAGGCGCTGAGGCTATGCGCCAGGCTAGAGGCAATCTCCCGATGGCCGGGGGCCGGGGAGCTTCAGAACCTTACCATCGAATGGGGGAGCGCCCTTCCTGAGGATAGGTTAGAGGCCGCCCAAATCGAGCAGCTCAGGAAGACGGCGGGGCTCACGTCGACGAGGAGCGCCCTTGCGAGACTCGATCCCGACGCCTCCGATGAAGATCTGGACTGGGAGACAGCCCAAATATCTGAGGAGAGACGAGACGAATCGTACCAATTCGTCTGAATCACGTTCATCTGAAAAATCAGGTTACGGAACCGTAAAATCCGGGGGGTTAGTTACGCTATGGCGGACGAAGAGAAAAAATTTACGCAAGAGGACGTTGACAAGATCGTACAAGAGAGGCTCGCCAGGGAGAGGGCGAAATATGCCGACTACGATCAGATCAAGGCCGAGCTGGAGGCTACGCGGGCCTCCCATGCTGAATTGAGGGCGGAAAATGTGACCTTGAAGGCGGAGATCGCCGAAAGGGATGGAAAGGCGAAAGACTCCGAGCTGAAGGCTCAGAAGGCCGAGATCGCCAAGAAGGCGGGTCTTCCTGAGGCTCTATCCTCCAGGATCGAGGGGGCTACTCCCGAGGAGCTGGAGGCCGACGCTCTTCGGCTCGCCGAGAGCCTGGGGCCGGGGCCCTCTGTCGGGACGGGGACCAACCCGCCGACGGGGGCTAAGCGCCCGCTCACTCGGGCCGATATCAAGAAGATGAGCCCTGACGAAATCGTCTCGAACTGGGATCAAATTAAGACTCAGTTGAAAGATGGGAGTCTTTCAAGAGTGTGAGCAAAATCAACTAACGGGGGTTAGTGAGACATGACGTTAACCAACTTTATAGGCGAGGTCTGGAGCGCCAAAATCCTCCAGAACCTTCAGAAGAGCCTGGTCTATGGTCAGGCCGGCGTGATAAATAGAGACTACGAAGGAGAGATCAAGGGCAAAGGCGACACGGTGAGGATCACCGCCCACGGGCCGATAACCATCGACAACTACAACAAGACCACCGGGATCGGCGACCCCGAGGACCTCGACGACGCCAGCACCGTCCTCGAGATCGACCAGGCTAAGTACTTCAACTTCAGGATCGACGACATCGACGCCGCTCAGACGAACGTCCCTCTGATGGAATCGGCGACGAGAGATGCTGCGTATCGGCTGGCTGACGCGGCCGACCAGTACGTCGCCTCTGTGATGGTGGCTCAGGCTGGCAACGCCATAGGCGCTGATGGCTCCGATAAAATTTTCGACGGCTCCACCGACCTTGTAACCGAGGAGCTTCTCGAAATCAAGCAGAAGCTCGACGAGGCCAACGTCCCCTTCGCCGGTCGGTTCGTGATCGTCCCCCCCTTCTTCTCAAAAATTTTGCTCCAGGAGGACGCCGTGATCAATTCGGTTTGGTCCGGGACCGAAAACGCCCTGTTGAATGGCGAGATCGCTAAGCTCTTCGGCTTCAGTATCCTCCAGTCCAACAACGTCCCCAACACCGCCGGCGACCACTATAAGGTGATCGCCGGAACGTCTCGGGCTTGCACTTTTGCCGACTCTGTGAACGATACCGAGGCCTACAGGCCGGAGAAGTTCTTCGCCGACGCTCTCCGGGGCCTTCACTGCTACGGCGCGAAGGTCATCGATCCGAGCTGCCTGTGCGTTCTGACCTGTGCTCCGAGCTGAGGTGATCCAAAATGGGAAGATCTGCTATAACGGTAAATGAATGCGCCGGTGCCTGGAAAGCCAGGGAGACGCCCGACGCTATCGATGTCGCGAACGATCACAGCATAGCGGCGGCGTCCAACTTCAAGAGGATGATCATCCTCGTCCATATCTCGGCGGGGACGGGAACGGGCGGGGACATCGCCCTGAAGGCTGGAACCGCATGGCCCGCCTTCAGGAAGGACCTCGGGGACCTGGCGATCGGGGGCAACCTCGTCGCAACCGAGGAGTACGTCCTCGGCCCGATCGAGACGGCTCGATACCTCCAGGCCGACGGGACCATTCACCTGGACGTCACCGACACCAGCAACTCCAATCTCGCCGGGACGATCGAAGCCTACGCATTGCCTTGAGGGGGCGGCTCTATCCTCCTCCTCCTCCTTTTGGGGTGGTCCTCGTGGACATTGAAGACGCGGTATCCTGCCTGCTGGCGATCCGAAGCCCGGTACTGAGGGCCCTCACGAAGAGCGGCTATTTTGCGGCGGCGGAGAGGGCGACCGAGGACGACCCGTCTTATTACGTCACGCTGGCGACGGGGGCCCAACTCCGCTACCAATTGATAAGCAAAAATCGCATGTTCGGCCCGTTCGTCCTCCAGGAGATACCCTCCCTCAGGGGTCGCAACTATTTCAAAAATCACGGCTTGAACCGATTAGCCGGCCAAATGGCCGACACCGACATCAAATACATACGAAAAATATTCTTAGATAATTGGCCCGCAAATGAACGTACCGCCCCGAAGCTCCTCGCAGATTCGCCACTATGCAGCCCCGCCAGGGCTCGGAGGATCGCCAGGACGGAGAGGACCCGAGCCATAAACGGCTCAAAATTTGAGCTACAGATCGAGGAGGGGATCTTCAGGTATAAAGTCTGGGATTGCATCTGCGATGGGTCGTCCAGGAAACTTCACAAGAAAAGGAACGGTGTGAAGGTCCGGCTCGAAGAGGCGTTCCCGTTCGGCGGGCGGCCGATGTTCCCCGGTGACGGGCCGGGGTATGAATCAATTAATTGCAGGTGTACGATGGGATATACCAAAGATCCGAGGGGGGCATACTATGATTAAACCGAGGAAGTCAGGCGGCAAAAGTAAAGGAAAATTGAAAGCTAGAACCAAAACCAGGCAGCGGGACTATAAGAAGGAGTATCGGGAGTACCACGGCAAACCCGAACAAATCAAGCGGCGGGACGCCCGCAACAAGGCGCGCCGGATGATGGAGAAGGAGGGCCGGGTCCGGAAGGGGGACGGCCGAGAGGTAGACCACAAAGTCCCGCTCTCGAAAGGCGGGTCCAACAGTAGAAGGAATTTGAGGATAGTAACCCGAAGGACGAACCGGCGGAAGGGCAACAAGCGATAACCACGGCGGGGAGTCGAGGGCCCATAGGCCCTCCCCACCGTTCCACAAAGTTGCACCCACAGTTTGGGTTTTTTATAAAATCATATTGGTTAGACGCCCTGGACTCGAACCATACGGCTCATCGCCTTGGTTAGCCTCTTGAGCTCCTCGGGGGTCATCGGCTCTTTTTTATTCAGCCTCCGGACCACAATTTCAACGTCGTCCGAGTCTTTGAGGTCAAGCGCCTCTTTAGCATCCTGATCGATCAGGGGTTTAAGCTCTCCTGCCTTCCCCACATAGAGTCGATGCTCTCGATGCTCCATCTCCGCCACGTTAAACACCTCTGTAAAACAAATGGTTAAACCAGCATAAATATTTAACGTATCGTTTAACAATAGGTTTAACATGGCATTCCTGGGGGTCAAGATCTCGGCGGAGCTGGAGACCCTGATAGACGAAGAGGTTAAACGCTCCGATAAGTCCAAAAGCGATATCGTAAGGGATGCGTTAAACCAATATTTTAACGTCGCGATCCCTGAAGGTACGGGCCTAATAGTATTAGATAAAAATGAGCTTATAAAGCTGATCGATAGCAGATTAGGGGTTAAACCAGAAGTTAAACAGGAAGGTTTAACGGTTAAACCAGCTCCAGACGTTAAACAGAACGTTAAACCAGAAGGTAAAACGGTTAAACAGGCGGAAGGGCGCTAAGCGGCGATGATAGCTCCCTTCCCCGCTAATTTTATTCGTGGATCGTTTTAAATCGATTTAAGGCCCGTCATTTTGGCTAGACGGTCTATAGACCCCGCCCATTCGGCCTGTCTTGTGTAAGGTGTCTTGTGTAAGGTGTCTTGTGTAAGGTGTCTTGTGTAAGGAATCTATATATACCATTCCTTACATAAGACAAACCATGGACGCGGTCAAGGACCCCGCAACGGGGAGGCTGTACAAACAAGAGCCCTCCTTTTGCGGGAAGGAGCGATGCAAGAAATGCGCGAAGGGCGAAGGCCATGGCCCCTACTGGTACGCCTACTGGTGGGAGGGGGGGAAGACCAGGAAAAAGTACATCGGGAAGACTCTTCCGGCGAGCCTTACACAAGACGACTTACATAAGACAACCGCCCTTACACAAGACAGCGAAGAGTCTTATGTAAGGGTCTTACATAAGACAGATGCCTTACATAAGACAACGGGCCTTACACAAGACACGCCCTTACATAAGACAGCAGGGGAAGGGGCCTTACCTAAGACCGATGAGGGGGTCGTCAGGAGGGCCATGGAGGCGATCCGGGACTTCCACTCCCAGGGGATAGAGCCGAGCGTCTCCCAGGTCGCCGAGGTCGTGGGGGGCCATCCTAAGCATTTGGGCCGGTGGCTGAAGGCCGAGGGGCTGGAGGCTCAGAACGTCCGGAGGGGCGGGGAGAGGGCGAGGAGGTACACCTTCGAGCTGAAGGAGAAGCTGGAGGCGGGGCGCGAGAAGTGAGACGGGGATAGTATTTTGTATTTGGTGTAACAATAGACTGTAATAGATGGCTCAGATAGAGGTCCACAGCGAGAGCGCGCGGTTGCATGCCTCTGACTCCTATGGGGAGTTCAGTGAGGAGTTCATAGCGGAGGTGCTAAAGGCCGAGCGGGAGTGTGATGCGGGGCGATGCAAGCGATTTGATAACATAGACGACCTGATCGCGGATTTGCTTAGCGACTGAGACATTCTACATGATTTTATGGCATACACATACGAAACCGATCAGGAATTTAAAACTAATTTTAAACGTCTTACGAAAAAGAATAAGGTCCTGGCTGAAAGGATCGTCAAAAAAATCCAGGACATATGCGAGTATCCAGAACGCGGCGAGCCACTATCGGGGAATTTGGCTGGCAAATGGAGTATTCACGTTGCCAATCATTATGTTATACTGTACGAAATCAGAGATAAAGACAAAATTGTACGATTTTTAAGTGTCAAGCACCACGATTATGCATATGGCAAGAAGCTATAATGGGCACTATGACACGTACGAACGACCAAAAACATATTATGCTTTGCTACATATCGTGATCGCACACGATACTCAGGGGAGGAGATCAACCGCTTCCCAGTTGGTGACATCGACAGGCGTGACCTCTTCTCACCTCCTCTGGGGTCGTGCCTTCCGTCAGACATGTCCAGAGACTCCGCATAAGCCGAGAGGGGACGCCGGGAACGATATCCGCCCCGGCGTCCCCTCCTCTCTCATCTCTTGAAGCTCGGTGAGGCGACCGTTGCCGAAAATGTTAACCGGATGCTGGCGGCCGGGGAGCTTTCGGAGGAGGAGGGCGAGGGCGGCGAGGTCCGCCCACTAGGATAAATCGAATAGCTCATTAAACCGATCATTCACGATATCATAACCTCTTATCATTTTGATCATATCGGATGATATCTTGAACCATTCACCGTCAAGCCTGTACTCCTTAAAAGTTTTATGGAAAATCGCCTCTAACCCACTGGGGTCGGAGGCCTGTATAAATCCAGCTGCTATTATTTTCGACGGGGACGCCGTTGACAAACTAGCTAATCTTTTTCTTAAATCTGTAGCGATACCGATTTTTATAACAGGATTTGACCGTCTCATTTCGTGATTATCCCATGTAGCAAAATAAACCCCTGGTCCTTGTATATCATCCTCAATAGAGGCTACAGGGACGGTGGTCAATCGGATAAGAAGGCGTTGGGAGTGGGTAGGGTCCGGACGGATTTCAAAACGGGGATCTGCTTCAATATACGGCTTTAGCTTGTGGACATGTCGGGTAGATTTCCCCAGGAATCGGCTGGCGTCGTTGTATCGAATTTCCCCGATGTTAAGACGGCTCATCTCCGAGAAGAGACGGTTAACGTGATCTAATGCGGTTCCATTGCGAAAAGCCGGTGCAGGCTTCTCTAATGCGGTTATCCTCTCGTCGTATTCGGCTATTTTGTCTTCTAGTTCTCCGATCCTCACCTTTAGGCGGGCGATCTCCTCATTGATGTCCATTTTCCCATAACCTCCTAGATTTTACACAATTCAAAAACGTATCATGATACGATTCGTTTTTGCTAGAATTAAGCCACAGATCATATTTTCTATATTGTTTATATTCTATCTCTGTATTTATATCTATATCTCCGACTAGACTATACTATATTTCATCAGATGACCTTCCCATCCGATAATCCGAGTTTTAGCCGCTAGCGTTTCATCCGAAATGACCGTATCGTATCATGATACGTTTTTACGTCCTAAACTATGCGTATAAGATATCTGTTCGGCCGGTTCGGGTCTTTCAAAAGCGTAAACCTCATATCAGCCGCTAGATACGGTTTTAGCTTCTGCATATGAGGCTTGGAGATACCAATGAACCGGGCCGCATCTCTTACGGTTGTCTGGCGCATCCTAAGACGGCGCATCTCCGAGAAGAGGCGGTCCAGGTGAGCGGAGGCGGTCTCCTCTCGGAGGGGTGGGGCCGGGGTCTCCAAGGCGGTGAGCCTCCGAGCCTGGAAAAGCGCATCCTCGTTAGTTCGTCCGAGGGCGGCGTCAAGGGCGGCGATCTCCTCCCTCAAAGCGGCTATCTCGTCCTCCCTCTCTTCGAGGGCGGTCTTGATTTGGCGGTTCTCCTCTCGGAGTTCGGCGACCTCGTCCTTTACGGTGGCCAATTGGCTGAGGATCTCCACCAACAGGGAGCGGGTGGAGGGCGACACGTCGAAAGGTATATCTTCGACTAATGGGATAG